AGATTATGGAGCCTTGGAGATTTAGACAACAAAATACTTCCAACTAAAGCTGCAATTAATAAGCTTAGAAATATATTAGCCAGTAATGTTGGTGGTGGAACAATGGATCTTGTGTGGGGGCCAGAATTAAAGTTTACGGAATCCAGCACTCAAGTGTTCAGGTTTTTAGGTAAGGAAAAATATGAGCCGGTTCTCACTAATATTTATGCTGGGCTTGGTATTCCCCCTACCCTCACGGGTATGGCTAGCACTGGGGGCGGTTTTACTAATAATTTTATTAGTCTTAAAACACTCGTCGAAAGATTGGAATACGGTCGTCAGGTATTGGTGAATTGGTGGAACCAAGAACTAGAGATAGTCCAAAAGGCGATGGGTTTTAGGCTTCCCGCTAGAATCCATTTTGATCAAATGGTTCTCTCTGATGAGGCTTCTGAGAAAAACCTGCTTATTCAGCTTGCTGATAGGAATGTTATTAGTTCTGAAACGCTTATTGAACGATTCGGAGAAATCCCTGAAATTGAAAAGATCAGAATTCGTCGAGAGGTAAAAGAAAGAACAAAGGAAACCATGCCGCAGAAAGCCAGTCCTTATCATAATCCACAACATCGTAACGATCTTGAGAAGATTGCCTTAACTAAGGACATGATAGCTCCTGAAGATGTGGGTATTGTTCCTTGTGATGACACGGGAGATCACCCTCTTACCAATCCTAAAGATAGAAGAAGCGATGATCAAATTGAAGAAAAGAAGGATGAGATAAAAGATAAACAAGAAGAACGAGATCAAAAGAAGTTTGATAAACAACAAGAGAAGCAAGAGAAGCAAAAGGAGTTTGATCCCGTTGGTAGACCAGAAGATGGAAGACCAAAAAATGCAAAAGACCAACAAAAAAGAAAACAAAGAGATGTCAATCCTAGAAAGTCTGTTAAGTCCTTTGATCTAGTTGGCACAACGATCTGGGCAACTGAAGCGCAGTCAAAAGTCTCTGAGGTTATTAACCCCGCAATGCTGGCGCATTATGGAAAAGCTAGCCTTCGCTCCTTAACTAAGAGCGAGATGGATCAACTTGAGCATTTAAAATTATGCATTCTGTGCAATATGGAACCTTTCGTTGAAATCACCCCAGAAGTCCTCAACAGCCTATTGAAACAACCCTTAAGGCTGGAATCTAGCTTGGCAAGAATGCTTGCGGATCTTAAAGAAGACTTTTTTAATAGAAACGAAAGACAACCAACCATTGATGAAGCAAGACAAATCAATGTGTCGGGCTATGCTTTAAGTAAAACAGCTTAACATTTTCAACAATAATTTTTCTTTATGGTGTATATTCTTTTGAGGTAACAAATGAAAATATATCAAAGCGAACTAGATTCTGGCCTAGAAGAAGCCATCAAAGCAAATGCTAGCGTGGCTTACGCTTCCCCTGTAAGTATATATATACCGAGCAAGAAACAAAAACAAGATATTAAACAGGTTATGTTTGCTCAAGAAGAAGCGTTGGCGGGTACAGATAACAAAGACCAAATTGATCTTTATTACTTAAATTCCATCTTGGTTTCAACCGGATGGAATAAAAACGACGACGTTTTTGACACAAATGAGACTTGGACTGCTAAAGACACACCAGTTGACAAGCAGTTTAATTTCATGCATGACGAATCAGATATTATTGGCCATATAACAAGTAGTATTGTTATTGACGAAAATGGGCAAGAAGTAAAGAATATTGATACTATTAGTAGATTCGACATTGCAACGAGTGCAGTTCTTTACAATAGCTGGACAACGGCAGAGCTAAAAGAAAGGATGTCAAAAATAATTGCGGAAATTGAAGAGGGTAAATGGTTTGTGTCCATGGAATGCCTCTTTAATAATTTTGATTACGCTGTTATTACTCCAGAAGGGAATAATAAGGTTATATCAAGAGATGAAGCGTCTGCATTTTTAACTAAGCATTTAAGAGCGTATGGAGGAACAGGGGAATATGAAGGATATACCGTAGGAAGACTTTTAAGGAATATTGCATTTTCTGGGAAAGGACTTGTTAACAACCCCGCTAATCCGCGCAGCGTGATTCTTAACGACGTTGACCCCTTTGAAAGTTCGCAAGCAGAACAAATAATTAACTCTAGTTTTAATATGGAGAATAAAGATATGTCTGAGGTTCTCAAAGAACAAGTAGACGAGCTTAAAGCTGAATTGGCTCAGGCTAAAAAGGCACATGACGCCCTTAAAGCCGAAATTACTCAGCAAAAAGATGAAGAATTTCAATCGAAGATTGAAGCTTTTGAAGCTACTGTTTCCGAAAAAGATACGGCTGTTGCCGACGCTCAAGTTGCTGTAGAAGCTGCTGAAGCCAAGGTTGTCGAACTTGAAGAAGCAATCGCTAAAAAGGACGAAGAGTTGGTTTCGGCCAATGAAAAGATTGAAGCCCACGAAGCTGAAAAGAAACTGTTTGCTCGTAAGAGTTTACTTCTTGAAGCCGGTTTGGACAACGAAGAAGCTGAAGCAGCTATCGAAAGATTTGCTGAAGCAAGCGACGAAATGTTTGAAGAAGTCGTTTCTCTTATCGCTGGTAAGAAAAAAGGCGCACTTCCTCCATGGCTGAAGAAGGATAAAGAAGACGACGAAGAAAAAGAAGAAGGCTTGAAGCCTGCGAAGTCAGAAGAAGTAGAAGCAGAAGAAGCTGATGAAGCTGAAGCTGAAGAAACTGACGAAGCTGAAACGGAAGCAGAAGCCGAAGTTCTTGAAGATGTGGAAGAAGAAGTTGAAGCTGCATTGGCAGACGCTGGCGATGACTCTGAAGAGTTGCAAGCAAGTGTTAGTGATTGGCTTGAAACTAACGTTCTTCGTTCAACAGCAACTCTTAATAAGTAAATATGTTTTTTAAGGAGACATTAAAATGGCTTTGAAAGCTGATAGAAATGAACTCGATGTCGATATTTCGTTCTTCATGAACGAAACCGCCGAAAGGGGTCAGATTGTTAGTATCAGTACCGTAGGCTCTGGTGCAGCAATGGATCAAGCTGGTGCTTTAGCAACAATCGCACAAGGTGGAGCATCTGGAAGTGAAACATACCCAATTGGTGTTTTGCTCAACGATGTAGTCAATCTTGACCTCACCCGCCAGCATATCAACTGGCACAAAGATGAAGTCCAGAAAGGTGGAAAAGTTTCCATCCTGAAGAAGGGTTATGTTGTAACTGATCAAGTTGTAGGTACGCCTACTGCTGGTCAACTTGCCTTCATGGATGCTGCTGGGGATACTGGAAAAGTTACCGCAGTTAGTACCGCTGGCAAACGTTACATTGTTGGCCGTTTTATGTCCACTAAGGACGAAGACGGTTATGTCAAGGTTGAAGTTAACTTGCCTCAAGGTTCTGACCTGACGGCTGGTGGCGACCAAGTATAATTAACCCTTAATAGGAGACTATAAAAATGAGTAGAATGACTAAACCCGATAATCATTTTATCGAACTCATTCAGCGCTCCGGTAGCGCCGATAAGAATGAGGCTCTTGCTGCACAGCGAGAACTCGCGGTCGCGCTGGAAAGCCCCCTTCGTAAGGGTGTCTTGGTAGGCGACGTGCTTGATGGTATCTTTGAAAAGATCCAAATGGCTCCCGGTTCTGCTGCTGAATTTCCACTTGACCTCTTGGCCCCCGGCACAGAGAACGATCATGTGGCTTACACTAATCCCGGTCACGGTCGTATTCCCGAACGTGCTGTCGAAGGCGATTACGTCATGGTTCCAACCTACACGGTTGCTTCCTCGATTGATTACCTTCTTCGGTATGCCCGTGAAGCCCGTTGGGATGTTGTGGGTCGCGCAATGCAAGTTCTCGAAGCTGGTTTTGTCAAGAAGATGAACGACGATGGTTGGCACACACTGTTGGCCGCTGGCGTTGACCGAAATGTTTTGGTCTATGACGCTGACGCAGCCGATGGTCAGTTCACCAAGCGTTTGATTTCTCTGATGAAGACCGTCATGCGACGTAATGCTGGAGGCAACTCTGGTTCGTTAAATCGTGGTCGTCTGACTGACATTTACCTCTCGCCGGAAGCCCTTGAGGATATCCGCAACTGGGGTCTTGATCAGGTTGATGAAGTTACTCGTCGAGAAATTTATCAAGCTGGTGACGATGCCGCTGCACTCACCCGTGTCTTTGGTGTGAACCTCCACGACATGGACGAAATGGGTGAATCTCAGGAATATCAGTTGTTCTTCGCTAACCAGTTATCTGGTAGCTTGAACGGTACTGATCCTGAACTCGTTGTAGGCCTTGACCGATCTGCAAATGACAGCTTTATCATGCCTGTCAAGCAAGATGTTCAGATCTTTGAAGACGATGCCTTGCACCGTCAGCAACGCGCTGGATTCTATGGTTGGGCTGAAATTGGCTTTGCCGTTCTGGACAACAGACGCATCCTGCTTGGTTCTTTCTAAGAATCATAGGTTATATAGCCGACGAGAGAAGACCGCCTCTATTTATAGGGGCGGTTTTTTTATATGGTGTATAATAGTGTGTGTATTGTTATGGTGTAAATGGACTATTTAAATGACCAAACGAACTAAAACAGAATTAGTGTCACAGATTAGTGACAAACTGCCAGATAATACAACTGCTGAAATTAGTCCGTCAGATATTAGAAGTGTTTTTACGGACACTAGTGATTCATTGTTGTTTTGGGATAACACAATACCAACTAGCGCAACTGCACCAACCTGTGTTGCTGGTGAAATGAAATTTGGCAAAAATGAATCTGATATATACCATCTTTACGTATGTGTAGCTACCGATACGTGGAGACGAGCAGAATTAGCATCTTTCTAGAAAGAGGAGACATAAAATATGACAGCCATGTCAACATATCTCGAAAATAAACTATGTGAGCATGTT